ATTTGCTTTCTCATGGATTTTTAGCAATAGGGCACCATCCTTACCAACTACAGATAGATGTGGAAGATTATTCATCGAGGCCAACTTTAGCAACCGCGAGAAAGAAGCATTTGCCAAGGTAAACTTAACATCGACATTCTTAATTGTTAGTTCCTTATCAGCAGGCGGTGTAATGATTAAGTTAGGCGAACAAGGAAGATACGTCAAGGTAAAATCACCTTCAGTCATGGATACGGAGTCCGTGCTAAACGTGATTTCAGGATTGCGTAAGGTTGTAATATTACCTAGAAAGTTATTCAGGTCATAGATGCCGAACTGTTGCGGAATATCATCCTCAAGAGTTGTCTCTAGTAGAATAGAACGTTCCGATGACATGGTCTTTTGAACCTTTCCAGGATTAAGAACAACGCCGCTATTGATACTGGCAAAGTTCTTTAGAACTGTTAAGGTATTTTCACTAAATTTCATATTATACTCCTTATATTCACAGTGTATGCATTATTTTATATTGTTTTTCATTTTGTGTCAAGATGATTTTTACATTCTCTTTTAGATTATCTTTTGTTCCTTCGTTATGAATAACAAAATCTGGATCATAATTGTTCCAAGCTGTTTCAGATATGTGCATCTTGGAAATTTCTTCTGTAGAAGGATCATCACCTCGTTTTACACGAATGAGTATGCCGCCGGCACTCCGAATAAAATCGATTTCATTAGGAAAACGGCAGTCGGTGATAACCACATCTTCGTATCCGTGAATACGTTTTTCTAATGCCGCAATCCAGATGTTATCTGCGATATTGTTTCGACACGCCTCACTACCCATTTTTTGTAGAATGAGACGAGGTGTGACTTCATAACCAAACTTATGGGACCACCAAGGGTCAACACGTTCGCGGAAGGACCGCGAGGCGTTAGTGTCACCTTCTAAAAGGCCTCGCGGCCACAGGAAGATACCTGCAACCGCGTCCTTTAGAGCATCAGCAAAGGCAAACTTTTTATAACCATGTTCTCTTTCGAGAATATCGCCTACTGTGCCTTTGCCGGATCCTATGAAACCGACAACGCCGATTATCATGCTATGACTCCTTTTTCACACCCTTATTCCAGGCAACTTGAAGGCCTTTTTTACCTTTGTTCCATGGAATACGGTTTTTATATTTTAGTTTTTGCTCTTCACTTTGTGGCCCCGTTTTTAATCCTTTATTCCAAGGTATATTACCTTTCAAACTTTCACTAAGATTATTTTTATGACTATCTGTCTTGGAATAGTTCTTCAATCCATTACTAATAGAGTTTTTATGTTTTTCGGATAGATTTTTTCCATCCTGAGAAGAAAAATCTTTACCACGATTTTGTTTATTCAACCATTTATCCGACATAACAGCACCCATCTTATCAATAACCTTTTCTTCCCACAACAAACATTCTTCTTTTGTATTGAAAGTTTTTCGGATTTTGATAATGTCAGGATCACCATATATTTTTCTAAACTCTTTTACCGATTTGGATGAAGTGAAATATGTGCTCCACAAGTTGGATTGATGGGCCACACCTTTACTTTTACTATTACAGTATTGACAACCGTAATACCATTTGTTGTGGGTGGTCCAACCGATAAGATAGGTGTAGGGAGTATAAATAGACATGCTGGCGCTCCTCAATAGCGTTAGAGTAGGCAGGTATCTCACCACCGTGGCCTACACATCTATTTAGTATTCCTCTTACCTCAAGTTCCCTGATAAACTGGCCACCGCTGGAAGATCCCCTTGAAATCCATATGTGCCAACGTGGGTTGTTTTCATCCATGGACACAACCAAACTTTCATACCAATTGCTCTGGCATTTTGACAGAACATATAATCTTCTGAAAGATAACGATGTGAGGCAGGATCAATTACCGTATCAAAGTAAGCATGAATATAACGTGTACCATCAAAGTTGGCCTGACCTACGTGGTCTGGCTTGTAGTGAAGGTGTGGATATTCTTCGGCATACTTCTCAAATACTTCACGTTTTACCATCATGAAACCTGTGCCAATTTCCATAACCTCAACTGGCTCGGTTACCTTAAATGACTTTGTGCCAGGAACAGGATTGAAAACGAAGTCGCCTGTAACACCATCAAGCATACCAGGATTAAAATCAGGATTTTCAACATTACGCTTCACGGCATTAACAATATTATTCCAGTTAATTGATTTCTTAGGATATGGACCGCCGATGATATCACGGTCAAGTGCCAATAATGCTAAAACATCTTGTGGATTAAATTGAATGTCGGCATCGATGAATAGTAGATGGGTGCAACCAGAACGGAGGAACTCATCAACAAGATAATTTCGGGCGCGGGTGATTAGGGACTCATTAAAGATAAATGAGAAGCGGCATTCCATGCCATATTGAATACATGTTGCTTGAAGGTCGAGGCAGGCTTTAGCATACAAACCGAAGCACTGGCCGCCATAACAAGGTGTTGCTACAAATAATTTTTTTGTTCGCAATTCTTCGGTAGAAATCTTAATTTCCATAATGTTCTCCATAAACAAAAAGGGACGTGGCGAGGTGCCACATCCCTATATAGCATACTTTTAGAAAGTATTACTGAGCAAGGCGGTAGAAAGCTGTGCGCTTACCATCAACCCTGCGGTAGTTGGTATAGATGTTGTAATACTCACGGAGATCCGCAACACGCTTAGAAACGGACTCACGAGGAACGCGGGCAATACGAGCAACGGAATCAGCGGTGATACCAGCGCCTGTGTTATGCTTTAGAAGGACGTTCTCGATCTTCTCAATTTGTGTCTTACGAGCTGTAGCCATTATATATTTCTCCATACATAGTTTAATTTCGTCGTTTAGGGTATGATTACCTACTATAATGCCGACGATTTATACATTATAGTAGGTAATTGGTGTTATGTCAAGCTCTATTATTATAGAGCATCGGGAATTTCGATGCCGCCTGTAGCACCTGTAGCACCAACAGGAGCAGTTTCAGCCGTTTCATCCACTTTACGATACAACTCTAAAAAGGCATTCTTTGTATCAACGTCAAAGCGGTTAAGGCATAACTCAATAGCCTTTACCTTGTTTTGATTAAAGATAGAATAGGCTTCGCAGATATGGACGAGACGGCGGGTTGAGATGATTTCAGACAAAGCACCCTCGAAGAAGGACTTGCGGATAACATCTGCCCAAGTAACCAACTTGTCAACAAACACCGTTGCGGTGATACCGGATGCCTGTAAAACATTGTTGAGGATTTTTGTCTCAACCTTAGCGGCAGGATATTCTTGTTCCATTGTAATGCTGAAACGTTCTAGGAATGCTTCATTCATAACGTTGGTGCCGATAAAGCGGCCATCATCAGAACCTTTGCCTTTAGTATTGGCAGTGGCAACGATATTGAAACCTGCGGTTGGATGAACCACACGGTTAGTCTTTTTTAGGTAAATTGCTTTACCTTCGAGGACTGGCTGGAGGCACATAAGCTTGTTGGAACCGAGGTCAACCTCGTCCAGTAATAGTAAGGCACCACGAGACATAGCAGTAATAACAGGACCGTCCTGCCATACGGTCTCGCCGTTGATAAGACGGAAACCACCGATAAGGTCGTCCTCGTCGGTCTCAATTGTAATGTTGACACGGACACATTCTCGCTTTTCTTGGGCACATACCTGTTCCACCATCATAGTTTTACCGTTGCCAGAAAGGCCGGTGATATATGTTGGATAGAACTTTTTGGATTTGATGATAGCACGGACGTCCGTGAAATGGCCGAATGGAACATAACCGAGTGCCTTTTCAGGAACAAGTGAAACCTCGGCGTTAGTAGAAACAACCGAAGGTGCCACCATAGCAACGGCCACGGCAGGAGCAGGTGCCGCTTTCGGAGTCGGTGCCTTAGGAGCCGGGGCAACTTTTTTAGCAACCTGTGGTGAAGCATCGGCACCGTGTTCAGGAAGAGAATAGATACCACGGCCAAGTTTACGGGATACGTCATTCAGTATCCAGTTAGGTTTATCAAGTCCATATTTGTCGCAGATTTCCAGGACTTGCGGACGGGTGATTGAACGGATTGCACCGAACTCGAAACGGATTTTATCGAGGAACTCGGTGCGGTCAATCTTCTTAGCCATTACATCTTTTCCTTTCACATTTCTCATTATATATGGATTATAGCATAAGGAATGGTAGGTGTCAACCATTATTTTTGATTGTAAACACCATTGATTTTACGCTACTTTCTTTTATAATATAACATTTCCGCAACCACAAAAGGATCCATTCCAGGAAAGTATCCTTTTTCTTGTAGATACTCAGCCTGACTAATATACACCATTTGTTCGTTAAAGTCAAGTTCTTTCCACTTTTTCATCGTCTAAACTCCAAGTTGCCTAAATAGAGGTGTAGGCCACGGATGGCAGTCCCGCCTACTCTAACACTCAGTCAAGGAGTATCAGCATATGTCTATTTATCAACCTTATACCTATCTTGTCGGTTGGACCAAATACAATAAATGGTATTATGGTTCGGAAACCAGCAAAGTAAATAAGATAGCAAATCCCATCAACCTCTGGAAAACATACTTTACCTCTTCTACTTATGTGGCAGAGTTTCGTGAAATGTATGGAGAACCGGATATTAAAGAAGTGAGAAAAACATTCTCCGACGCCAAAAGCACACTTATATGGGAAGAAAAGGTTTTACAGAGAACCAATGCCTTAAAATCGGACAAATGGTTGAATAAAGGTAATGCGGGTAAAGATTTCAGCACAGCCGGCCTTCCTGCTCCAAATAAGGGTGTTCCACATAAGAAAGAAACGATAGAAAAGATGAGCAAGGTAAAAAAAGGAAAGAAACATACAGACATTACAAAAGAAAAGATAAGCATAAACAATATAGGCCGTCCTAAATCAGAGGAACATAAGAGAAAGATATCCGAATCTCATAAGGGTAAGAAAGTGAAAGACCCCTCTAAATGCGCTTCTTATGGAATGTTGGGAAAGAAACATAGTTCAGAATCTATTG